CTAGCGTTTATTTACACACAATGGGAATTATGTATCTTGGCAATTCAGCAGTCACAACTTCAACTGGTTACAAAATGGACACCGGAGATAAGTTGACAGTTGAAACTCATGAAACTTCTCTTTATGCAATAGTTTCAAGCGGTACAACTGAACTTGATGTTTTGGTTATTTCTAAATGAGTTCAGAAATTGCAACCATCGTTTATTCTTATTTTTTTGTTTTTATCACCCTTCTTGCTGGTCTTGGAATTGTTGCAAAACATACAATCAAGAAACACACCGAAGGCATTGAAGATAAATTGGCAAAAATTGAATATGCTTTGTTCAACGATGGGCAAACTGGCCTGATCAATAAAGTTGATCAACTTATTGAAAATCAAAGTTCTATCAAAATTGATGTTGAAGTTATGAAGGCAATTTATGAATCAAAGCCAACTCGCTCTCGGAAGGTTCAATGACCGGACTTGATGTTCTAAAAGCTGCTCAATCCAAAATCGGCACTGTCGAAAAAGGCGGCGCTGACGGCAAATCGGGCAATATCGTTGAATTCTGGGATTGGTGGAAAAAGGCAACTGGTCAAAATGGCCAAGGCCAAAGTTGGTGCGCTTGTTTCGTTTCTTGGTCTTTTGCTCAATGTTCTGCTTCCTCACTTGTTGCCGCCAAGAACAAGTTTGGCTTCATCTACTGTCCAGACGGCGTTGCCTATTTCAAAAAGCGCAATGCGCTTGTTGAACCTGCCAAGGCACAGCCTGGCGACATTGTCTTTTTTGACTGGGAAGGCAAAGGCATTGCCGATCATGTTGGCATTGTGGAATCAGTTGCCGTTGATCATCTAAATACCATCGAAGGAAACACATCAGCCGAAGGCTCTGCCGGTAGCCAATCAAACGGCGGTGGCGTTTATCGCCGCAAACGATATTTTGGAAAGACAATCATTGCGGTTGCGCGACCAGCGTGGCCGATTATCACTCCAACAAAGTAGGGAAAACAATGAAAATAAACAATCTCGCACTAGCATCATACGCTCGATCATTTCTTGCCGTAGCAATTACAGCAATCGTTTCACTAGGCAAATCTCCAATTGACTTTTCCGCATCCGATTGGAAACACGCAGCCAATGCACTTTGGATCGCAACAATTCCAGTAATCATGCGTGCAGTAAATCCAAAAGATACGCTTACAATAACCAAATAATTGACAACCAGGGGCGTAGTTCTCAACGCAGAAACTAAGCTCGCAGCATTACTACTCGCCGAGGCATCTTTCCAGAAGTATTCTAAAGTTTTCGGGCATTACCGAAACACAGCGAATTCACATTTGGTCGGTCGCCTCGGCGAGTTTGCTACATATACTCATTTGAGAAATCAGGGCTTGAACCCAGTTCCTCACTTTTTAGATGTCAACAAGGATCGGGAATGCGACATTGGCTCAAAAGTCGGGCGCATCGAGGTCAAGACTTGGAAAGCCGAGTTTTGGGATGAGTTAGGCAGATGCGTGAGCGTAAGTCAATCGGCTTCGGTCAAGCGCAAAGCCGATTTGATTCTTTGGTGCGTTGCCGATGAGATAGAGTCGGAAACTCCAAAAATAGAATTCAAAGGCTGGAGCGAGGTTAGCGATATTGACGACCTTGTGCCTAAGATGACCGGTGTGGAAGGTAGGCAGATTCACAACTATCAATTTGATGAGGCGAGTCTCAATCCGATTGATTCACTAATAACCAGGGAGATAAATGAACAGGGAAGAAATACTTCAAGCAGCAATTGATTTGACCAAGGGCGATCGCAATGAAGCACATGGCGATCCTGCCGAGAACCATGATCGAATTGCAAAGATTTGGTCGGTTCAATTAGGTTTTGAAATCAATGGAGCGCAAGTTGCTCTAATGATGGCAGGAATGAAACTTGCTCGCTTAGCATACAAATACTCAGATGATTCATTCATCGATGCTGCCGCTTACATTGCAATTGCCGGTGAAATTCGATGAAAGATATGGCGATCATTGTTCCAACAAGAGGCCGACCTTCTAACATTGAGGATTTGCTTTTTTCCTTACAAGAAACCGGCACTGTTTCTGACTTGATCATTGTCGTTGATGATGATGACCCTGAGATTGACCACTATCGCGAATTGATGCCAGGACACATGCTTGTGTTCCCACGCGAAGGCAAAGGCATGGCCAAGCCATTGAATAAGGCTTCGTCAGCTCTTGCCGATAAATTTCGCCATTTTTGTTTCATTGGCGATGACCATCGGCCACGCACACAGGCTTGGGATAAATTATTCATTGACGAATTAGATCGCCTGGGTGTTGGCCTAGTCTATGGCAATGACTTATTTCAAGGCGAGGGCTTAGCCACTGCCGTTGCGATGACTGGCAACATTGTCAAGGCGCTTGACGGCATGGTTCCACCTGGCTTGATTCACCTTTATCTTGACAATTTTTGGATGCAACTTGGCAAAGATTTAGGCGCGATGACTTATCTTGGCCATGTTGTTATTGAACATTTGCATCCAGTTGTCGGCAAAGCCAAATGGGATGAAGTTTACAAAGCGGTCAATGCCGAAGATGTTTATGCCGCCGATGCAAAAGCATTTTATGAATACATTACCGGCGCTGCTTATTCCGAACTATTGGCGGCGCTTCAATGAAAATTCTTATCACAGGCAGTGCTGGATTTGTTGGTCGTCATTTCAAACGCAAGTTGATGAATTTAGGTCACGATGTTATTGGCATTGATATAGCCAACGGCATTGATGCTAGAGATTTCTTTCGCCATAACAACACTCGATTTGATCAAGTCATTCACTTAGCGGCAGTCGTTGGCGGTCGCAAAATGATCGAAGGCTCGCCACTTGCGCTCGCCGTTGACTTGGCTATTGATGCAGAGCTGTTTGGTTGGGCGCTTAGAACCGATCCTGGCTGTATTACTTACTTCTCATCATCGGCCGCCTATCCTGTTGCATTGCAAAAACATCATGGTTGGTCAATGCAAGAACGCGACATTGATTTGGAAAAAATCAGAACTCCTGACTTGTCTTATGGTTGGGCAAAGTTGACTGGCGAGATGTTGGCCAAACACGCTAGGGAACAAGGTTTGGTTGTTCATGTCTATCGACCATTTTCAGGTTATGGAACTGATCAAGCTCTTGATTACCCATTCCCATCATTTATTGAACGCGGCAAGCGCAAAGCCGATCCTTTCCAAATTTGGGGCGATGGCACACAAGTTCGCGATTTTATTCATATTGACGACATTGTGGATGCGGTCTTTGCCGGTTGCAAAGCCGACATCGAAACCGCCAATCTCTGCACTGGTCGGCCAACTTCATTCAATGAATTGGCTGCGATGGTCGGCGCTGCGGTCGGTTATGACTTTGACATCGAACACCTTGAGGCTGAGCCTGTTGGCGTGGCCTATCGAGTCGGCGATCCGACATTGATGAACACCTTCTACAAAGCCAAAATCAGCCTTGAAGAAGGCATCCAACGCGCTCTCGCTGGCTAGTAGCCGCCTCGCCTGGCTCGCCAGCCTGATAGCAAAAGACCCTCACTGCCCGACTAAGGTTGGCGGTGGGGGTCTTTTGCGCTTTATGTGACCAGCGACACGCGGGTTGAATGTTACTTGATTTGACTTGTCGGGTGTATCGTTTCTCTCAAGAGCGGAAACAAGGATTCCGCGCCAACCGAAAGGGCAAGAAACAATGCTCACAATACTCGCAGTCATCGGCATCACAATTCTTTTATTGCCATTTTTTTTATGGCTAGATGAACGATCAATTACCCAAGAGGATTTCCAATCCGTTGAAGATTGGCACAATTTCCGCAAAGCGCTTGGGGATAAATAATGGCTTGGAATATCTTGGCACTTATCATGTTATTTTTTACAACTGCTGGTTTCTATCTTGGAACCTACTCAGAGCGAGATGCTTGGAAACTATCAAACAAAAGACTTCGCGCCGACCTGCAAGTTGCTTATCGGGAAAATGAGGAACTGCGCGAACATATCCTCTCACTTCGCAATCCGTCTGCTCAAAGGTAACGATGAGCAAAGCGAAGCAGAAGGGGACTGCGGCTGAAACGGCGCTCGTCAAGTTCCTTCAGGGACAGGGCTTTCCTGGAGCAGAACGGCGAGCGCTTGCTGGCATCAATGATCTCGGCGATATAACCGGAACTCCTTGCCTAGTTTGGGAAGTCAAGAATCATAAGAAATACAACATCCCAGAGTGGCTTCGCGAAAC